TAGTCGCGTCTCGCCGCGAGTCGCCGCCGTCGTCCTCCGAGACCGGCAGCTCCCGAAGCGTGGGCGCGTCGGGCGGGAGCCAGCCCCAGAGCTGATCCGGGTCGAGCCCGCCTTGCGCGACCCGGTGCGCGGCGCCGAAGAGCAGCCTGTTCCGCTGGTTCCGCGGCTTCACGCCGGGGTTGCCCCTCTCCGAAATCGTGCACTCCTGCGCGGCGACGAGCCAGAGTCCGCGCCGCACCGCTGCGTCCCACCGTGGGAAGTCGAAGCCGGCCCCCATGGCCCACGCCATCGACAGCGTCGCGAGCTGCGCGTCGGCGCACCACGTCGGGTACTCCTGCCAGCGCTGCGAGAGCTGCGCGTCGACCTGGTCGAGCTTGGCGAGGACCACGCGCTCGACGCCCTCAGGGGTGAGCCGGAGCGCCGTCACGTGCTCGGCCGCGCGGTGCCCGAGTCGAGCCATCGAGGCGTCGCCCTTCACGCGCTGCCAGTCCGCGATGATTTCCGACGCGCTCGCCGCGCGCCCGTCCGTGAGGCGCACCCACGGGAGCGGGAGCGCGTACGAGACGGGGTCGATGAGGATGCCGATGGCGCACGTCACGAGGCCCTTCACATCCGCGTACATCCACGGGACGACGCCCTCGAGCGGGCTCGAGAACGCGACGAAGCTGCGTCGTACCACTGGTCTCATGCTGCCCTCACCTCCGAGGCCGCGGCCTCGATGCTCACGACCTCGGTTGCCTGCGACTCCGGCACGTGCACCGTGACGGCCTCCGCCGCGGGCACGTAGATGATCGTCGACGCCGCGGCCGGCACGTGCACCGACGCGGTGACGGCCGTGGGGACGTAGACCGCGACGTCATGCGACGCGACGACGACCGGAACGACCGCGCCGCCGTCCTCTAGCGTCCCCTCGAGCGTGAACGCGAAGGACGACGAGCCGCTCAGCGCCGCGAACGCCGAGACCTCCGCAGTCGGCGCGAACGCCCACGACGAGGACCCCGCGACACTGGCCGTTGCCTGCACGGTGGCCGCTGGCGAGAACGCGAAGCCTGCCACCGCGCCCGACACGTCCGCCGAGGCCTGGATGGTCGCTGCCGGCGTGAAGGCGAAGCCCGACACGCTGCCCGCTGCCGCCATGGATGCGCCGACGGTGCCGGCAGGCGTGAAGGCGAACCCCGCGATGCTCCCGGCAATGGCCGACGTTGCCGCTACCGTGGCGCTCGGTGTGAACGCGAACCCGGTGGTGGACCCGCTGGCCGCCGCCGTCGCCTTGATGGTGGCCGCGGGTGTGAACGCGAAGCCGGTGGTGCTGCCCGACGCGGCGACGGTCGCGCGGATGGTCGCGGCGGGGCTGAAGGCGAAGCCGGTGGTGCTGCCCGAGATGTTGGAGAGACCGCCTGCGCCGATTCCGAGCCACGCGTCGAGGTAGGCGGCCAGGTCCGCGACCTGCCCAGACGTGGCGGTCGTCGTGGCGATGCCGACGTTCGAGATCGAGCCAGTGAAGTGGTAGTCCGTCGTCCCGCCGCTCGAGACGGCGCCAATGGTCAGCTCCTCGGTGACGTCAGGGAAGACGGGGCCGATGATCTGGCCTTGCGCCTGCGCAACGCCGCCGATGTAGAGCGTGCCGGTTCCGCCCGTGCCGTAGGTGAAGATGAAATGGCGCCAGGTGTCGTCGAACGGGTTTCCGTCCGAGACAGCGCCATTCCCGCTGGCAAGAGAGCCCACCTCGGCGATGAAGTTGGTGGGCGAGTTGGCCGCGCCCATGTGGAAGGCGACCGACGAGAACAGCTTACCGATGACGGTAGCGAACGCGTTCTGCGACGCGCCGCCCTTGAATCCGCCCCAGAACGTCAGGTCTTGCAGACCATCGAGCGTGGTGATGTCGCCCGCGATGATCGCATCGTCCGTGCCGTCAAAAACGAGCGCTAGGTTCGCCGCATCCGTTGTGCCCGCGGTGGGCTTCTTCGACCCGGTGGCCTGGACCGCGTCGGCACCCCCTACCGAGTCCGTAAATGTGCCGGTGCCGGAGTCCCACGACGCGTACCACCAGTGCGCGAGGTCGGACCCGAAGATGGTGGCAGGCGACGTAGACGGAGCCGCCGTCGGCGCGTCCTCGTCGAACCACGACGCCTCCGCGTCGTAGTACAGGTCCTCATCGAACAGGCCCACGCGTCACTCCGGCTGCGAGTAGGCGAACACCCCCACGACGTGGCCGCCCCCCGTGACCGCGTCCCCCGTCACGCTGCCGTCTGCCACGATGACGTTCGCGGTCTGGAGCTCCAGCTCGCAGACCGTCGCGTGCCCCTCGTCGTCGATGACCGTTGCCTGGACCTTGATGACCATGACGCCCCCTCACCAGGTGTAGACGACGCAGTACCCGCCACCGCCAGAGCCACCGGCGCCGCCAAGCCCCGGGTTCATCCCGCAGCCGCCACCGCCGCCACCACCGCCACCGTTGCCACCGTTGCCGCCCGCAGCGCCCGCCGTGGACGCGGTGACGGTGGTTCCTCCGCCGCCTCCGCCGTAGCCGCCATGACCCGTGTTCGCATCGGTGCCGTTGCCGCCCGCCGTGGGTGCCGCGCCGCTCGTGCCCGCGCTGCCTCCGCCACCAACAGCGTAGACACCCGAGCGTCCGCCAGCGCCGCCGGTGACGGTCGCGGGGGTCGACGAGTGCGAGCCACCCGCGCCGCCGCCACCACCACCGCGGACCGACGAGCCGCCGAGCGAGGACGCAACGGGTGGGTTGGCAATGCCTGCGCCCGCCGCGCCGCCCCAGTCGGCGTTGCCTGTGGTGCTGACGGCGACGGTGCCTGTCACGCCATGACCACCGGTGCCGTTGCTCGCCGCCGTCGGAAGGCCGCCGGTGCCGCCCGAGGTCGAGCCCGAGCCGCCTGCTCCGCCTACGCCACCGCCACCGCCTCCGCCCGTGACGGCCGCGGAGATGGCGCCGCCTGCGCCGCCGCCGCCGCCGTAGGCCGTGAGCCACGCGCCGAAGGTGGAGTTACCACCGACGCCACCCGCGCCGCCGGCCGCACCCGCAGCGCCAGGTGCGCCCGCAGCGCCGCCCGTGCCGAGCGTGACGGACTCGGTGGACGCGAGGTCGCTCGCCGCGAAGATGCCGTGCACCGCTGCTCCGCCGCCTCCGCCTCCGCCGCCCTTGGCCACGACGGCCGTGGCGAGCGAGCCGCCGGCACCACCGCCGCCGCCTGCGCCGGTCAACTCGACGATGACGACCTTGGGCGTGAACCCCGTGGGCTTCGTCCACGTGCCGCTGCTCGTGAAGACCTGCACGTCGGGCGGCCCCGCGAACGCGCCTTCGGCCTCGGCGCCGCCGCTGTTGTAGCGGATCACCTTGCCGTACTGGTCGATGATGACCTGTTCCTGCGCGGCGAGCGTGCCCGCCCAGATCGTCACAGCGGTCGGCGTCGAGTCCGTGTGCCGGATCTCCACCGTCGTGCCGGTGCTCGCGTGGTCGTTGCGGACCACGAGCAGCTTCACGTTCCGCTGCGTCGACGCCGCCGGCGAGCCCACGACCGTGGTGGTTGTCGCCGTCGTGATGCTCGTGTTGGTCCGCCCCGGCGTGTACGTGCCGCTGGCGTTGTCGACCCACGACGCGTGGACCTCGACGGTCGCCGCCGACCCGGTGACCACCGAGATGGTGTCTGTCGTGCTGGTGAGGAGCAGCATCAGTCCACCGCGTTGGTGATGGCGCCGATGGCGAAGTTCGGCGTGACGCTCGGGGACGCGGTGACGCTCAGCGAGGCCGCGAGGGCGCCCTTGAAGAGCAGCTTGCCCGCGCCGCTGGAGTCAGTGCCGACGCCGAAGTGCGTGATGGTCACCGGGCCCGCCGTGCATGCGCCGAAGGTCACCGCCGCCGCGTTGCTGACCGAGCTGGACGAGACCGTCCAGCCCGCGCCCGAGCGCGCCACCGCGACGCGCGCATAGCCCGTGTAGCTCGTCTCGCTCGTAGTCTGCGAGCCCGCCTCGCCGGGGTCGGCGGTGTGCAGCGACACGTACAGGCTGCCCGCCGTGGACGAGCCGCGGAGGCCCGTCGCGTCGCCGACCAGCGCGCAGTTCGTGTTGTTGTAGATGAGCAGCAGCAGGTCGTTTTCAAACGTATTTCCAGCGCTCATGTCACGCTCCGAACTCGGGGAGGACTTCGATGGTTTCGGGGTCCGTGCGCTGCGTGCCGCCGCTCACGGTGAGGGCGCCGTAGACGCGGTAGGTTCCGATCTGCGGCGTGTCACCAGACGCGAGCACGTGCGTCAGGCGCAGCGTCGTCGTCGTCTGGTTGCTGCGCGTGGCCGTCCACGTGACCTCGGTGCCGTCGGGTAGTTCGATCTCCAGCGACGCGGCGGTCACGGTCGACAGGTCGAGACCGCTCGTCCCCGGCGTGACGTTCATCACGTAGGCGTCGGGCGCGACCTGCCCCTGGTAGATCGTCGTGCTCATCGCGGGACCTTGAGGTCTTCCGCGATGTCGGCGGCGAGTTCGCCACGCGCGAGCGCCTCGGTCGTGAGGTCATCGCGCAGGAGCTCCGCCGAGGCCTGGAGCGCCTCGTACGCGGTGCGCTTGCTCGCCTGGCCCGTCACGAGGTCCGTGATGAGCCGGCCGAGCGTCGCGAGGATGGTCAGGATCGTCGGGTCCTTCATCGCACACCCCCGTCCCGCAGCCGGCCCCACCGCACGCGCACGCCCTCGCGGCACGCGTCGATCTCCGCGCGCGTGTCGTGCTTGTCCACGCACGCCATGTGCTCCGCGCCGTAGGCCGCCTCGGCGGACTTCTCGCGGACGTCCTTGGGCACCTCGGGGAGGCAGCCGGCGAGGATGCGCGCCGCGAGGAGCAGCGCGCCGACGAACACCAGCACCGTGAGCCCGTCGAGCCGGGGCGAGCGCCAGGCGATCACGGGAGCACCCCCTGGAGCTTGGCCTGGGCCGCCGAGAGCCAGAGCAGGAGCACCGTCCCGGCGACGAGGGCGATCTTCTTGACCAGCGGGCTGTTGATGACCCCGCCGACCGACTTCGCGATGGTGCCAAGCACCACCAGCTGCTCGGCGTTTTGCTTCTTGACCTCCGCCACCTCGGCGGCCAGCGCCATCACGCGCCCGGTGAGGTCCGCCACCGTGCCCTCGCCCTCGGTGATGCGGGCGACGACGGGCGTAGCGTTGGGGCCAGGCGGAGGCCTGGAACCGAAGACGGTGGCCTTGAGCAACTCCACGTCACCGCTCAGTCGCGACACGGCCGCTGCGGTCTCGCGCGAACGCGACGCCGCTTCCCGTGCGTTGGCATCCACCCCGGCCATCTGGGCCGACAGGGTGGCGAATGCTTCCCGAAACTCCTGGTCCATCACCGGCCTCCCATGTCGTTCACCAGACTCCCGGAGGGACGGGCTCAACAGGAGCGACGTCCGGGGAGACGTACGTGGTCACCTTGGTTGTCGGGTGCAGCGGGTCACACGACGCGAGCGCGTAGGGCTCGAGACGACGCCCGAGCCGAATCCCATCCGCCATGAGGTTGGGCACCGCCCCGACGAAGCCCGCGCGCCGCAGGGCCTCCGTCGTGCGCTCCAGTCCGAGCGCAACCGCCTTGCCGGTGCAGCCGGCCACGTCCTGGCTACCCGCCTTCCACGGGTCCACCGCATCGGCGCCGAAGATGACGGCATCGCGCGCGGGGATGAGCGCGCGCGAGCACCCGTCGACCACGGCATCGGCACGTGGCACGTCAAACCGTGCCACATGGCGCGCCACCGCGGTGCAGACCTCGGCGGCCTGCTGTACCGCGGTCGCGAGTTCCAGCACGTACGCGCGGCCCTCGGTGGGGTCGAGCGGAGGGCGTGCCGGTGGCGTGCATGCGAGCAAGCCGAAGACGGTGAGGACGGGGCGCATCAGACCGAGCTCGAGCCGGCCCAGAACCGGAGCACACCGGACGTCGTGGCGGCCTTGACCACAAGGAAGCGGTCGGTGCCGCGGTTGAGCCGCACTCGAATCGGCGCGTTGCCGGCCTCGAGGATGGCGGCGTAGGTGTTTGCGAAGGTGAGCGAGCCACCCGCCGCGACGGCCGCCGCGTTGTCGACGTCGTCCACGTCGGTGGTGATGACGGCCCCCGCCTCGCCTTCGGCGAAGTAGAAGTAGACGTCATTCGTCTCGGCCTGCATCCAGAGAACGACCGTTTCGGCCGACCGCTGGGCGTTCTGCGGGGTGGATCTGCCGAGGCCGAGGGAAAGGAGGTCGTAGGCCCGCGCCGTCGAATCGACGGTGAGCGCGATCACCGCACCGCGCCGCGGGGGCGCGATCTCGGCGTACTGTTGAACCGCAGTCGAGGCCATGGGCCCCTCCGAATCAGCTCTTGCGAGCCTCTACCGCGTCGAAGCCGGTTTGCTGGACCTGCATGTCCACCTTTTTGGCGCCGGTGGGGGCGGGAGGAGCCGGAGACTGCTGATCCGGCGCGACGGGAGCGAAATTCGCCTGAAGTGACGCGACCGACTCGGGCGAAATGGCCACTCCGCCGAGGAGCTGGTCAATTCGGAGCCGCTGGGTGGCCGTTAGGCGCTGGTTCCGACCCATGTGGTCGGTCACGTGGGCGAGAAGCTGCTGGCGGAACGCCTGAAGCTGCTCGGGCATGAACGCTTCTGCTGCCGCGATGCCCTCGGGCGTCACTTTACCACGCTCGAAGTCCTTCCACACGGTCATGGGCTGCGCGGCGTACTTCGCCGCGCGCACGACGCGTTCGGATTCCTCGGTGGTGAGCGGCGGGGTGCTCCGCGGGTCGAGCGGATCGCGGCGTTCCTTGGTCGGAATCTGCCCCGACACGTAGGCCAGGGCCTTCATCTGCGCCTGAGTGAACGCAGCGGCGGCGTTGGGGCCGGCCGTGCGCGAAACGTCGGCCGATGCCGCCTGGATTCGCTGCATGGCGGCCTGCGGATTCGCCCGGATCTCGCCCGCCCACTTCACCACCGCGTCGGCCTGGCGCCGAACGTCGTTCGCGGCGGCCTTCTGCTGGGGCTGGGGCTTGGAACCCGCCACCGCGGCGGCGCGAGGGAGGGCAGCAACCTTGCCGCTGGCGCGCTGCGGGAGCTTGGCGGGCTCGCGAAGGACGCCGGCCGCCGAACGTTCGATCGTCCGGTCGACCAGTTCGAGGGTCTTCGCCACGGCCCCGCGGTCCACCGCGGCGTTGAGCAGCGCCGCACCGACCGCTGCGCCTCGCTCACGCAGGAGCTTACCGCCGACGCCCGCAACGACGCCGCCCACGGCGGATCCGGTCGCGAGCCCCACGGCCATGCCGACGCCTTCGCGAAGGCCAAAGATGTTGTTTCCCGCGACGCGCTTAGAGCCCTGGTCTGCGAGCTTCTCGGCGGAGATGGCCAGCCGAAATTCCTTCTTGGCGGCCTCGATTTCAGCGCGAGCGGTCTTGTTTCCTGCGGCCTTTGCGGCCTCGTCCACGCGGGAGACAACCACGTCATCCACCTCGCGCAGCCACTGCTTGAGCGCGTCGTTCGCGGGGGACTTGCCCACGTCGATCGCTTGCTTCTCCATCCCAGACCGCAGGTAGTACGTGTCGGCAGCGTCAAGCTTGCCGAACGGGACGCCCTCGCGCGCGGCCTTCTCTTCCAGCGCCTTGAAGGTCGTAAAGATGCGGTCGGAGAACGCCTTGGCGCCTGCCGCGCGCAGCGGGTCCGCCACCATCTCGCTGTAGATGGCGTTCGCCTTGCCGAGCAGCTCGGAGGCCTCGATGGTCGCCGGGTTCGCCTTGAGGACCTCGCCAATCTTCGCGCCGGCCGCCTGTCGGAGCGGCGTAATCTGCTCTAGAAGGTCGTCGGCCCTGCCGCCCTTGAAGGCACGCCAGGCCGCCTGAGAGACCGTCTCGCCCTCCTGGCGCGCAAGGGCTGGGACCTTCTGCGCGAGCCACTCGCCCATCTCTTCGCGGGAGATGTTGCCGAGCTTGGCGAACACCTTGTTTTGCTGCGCTTGTGTCGCGCCGAGGGCGTCCACCGCGAGGTTGCTCGCCGCCTTGCCTGCGGCCTTCTCCACCTGGCCGCTGCCGGGCATGAGCTTGGCCGTGCTCGTCGCGCCGGCCTCCGCCTCGCTCACAAGGCGGGAGATTTGCGCCCCCGCCGCGCGCTTCGCGGCCTGCGCCCCGCTGGCGACGAGCGAGCCGGAGAAGCCCAGCGTGGCCCCGAGGCCGCCGCCGAGCATCGCGCCATGCCCCAAGGCAGAGAACAGCTTCACGCCCGTAATGGGCTCGTCATGGAACGCTGCGCCGCTGGCGTAGGTCGTCCCGGAGAGCATCGCGCCTTCCAGGGCCCCGCGCGCGGCGAGCTTCCCGCCCGTCGCGACTGCCTGCCCGAGCACGCCACGCTCTGCGACGCCGGAGAGCGCCTTGGCGGCGGCCGTCTCGACCGCGCCGCCTGCCTTGCCTGCGAGGCCGACAGGGGAGGCGCCGCCCGCCACGAGGCTGGCGCCAAAGCCTACGGCCTGCCCGAGCGTGTTCGCGGTAGGGTTCGCAGTGACGGCCGTGTCGGCGCGTTGCACGTACGCCCGCGCGGCCTGGTCGCCGCCTGCGAGGCGCGCAGCCTCCTTGACGGCGAGCTGAGGAAGCCCGCCGCCGAACGTGTCGCCGACGCCCTGCGCGTAGGATTCGAGCTTGGGCGGGAGCGTCGGGGTCTCGCCCGTCGCGGCGAGCGACGCAGCGAAGACGGCCGGCGACGAGTACCGAAGGACGCCGGTGACCTTCTCGGCGGCGGACTTGGCCTCGTAGTCCTGCTCTGCCTTGTGCTCTGCGAGCTCCTGCGGCGACGCCACGCGCCCGCCGAGCTTCACCAGCTCCGGGACGTCGGAGGCGGGGAGCTCGATCTTGTTCCCGAGGCGGTCGAACGCCTTCACCGGCTGCGCGTCGGCAGCGGTCGGAGCAGGCGCCGGAGCAGCGGCGGCCTCGGCCACTACTTCTTGCTCCAGCTCGTGGAAGCAGAGGCGGGGGCGGCGGGCCGTCCTCCAGGCTTTGCGGCCTCAAGCTGCGCCGCGTACAGCTTCTGCGACTCCGGAGAGACGCCGGCCTGTACGTTGCGCTCAATGTCGTCGAGCACGCCCCGCCAGTTGTCGACGGTTCGCTCGCGACTCGCAGGGTCGGACGTAGACCCAAGGATCTTCTTCGCGCGGGCCTCGTCGCCATTCGTGACGTTGCCCATGAGAACCTTGAGCATCTGGGCCTCGAACATGCCCATGGCCTGCTCGCGCGCGTTGGACGTGTCCGGCATGACGGCAGACTCGATCGCTTCGCCCGCCACCGGGCCGCCCACAATGGGCAGGTTGCGAGCGACAAAGCGCACGGCCGCCTCACCCTTCCCACCGGGGCTTGCGGTGAGCGCGGCCTTCGCCTTCTCTGCCGCTGCCCGAGCGGACGGGACGCCCGCCTCCTGAAGCTTCGTCGCGATGTGCTTGGCGCCCTCCTCGACCTTCTCCTCGCGCTTCCCCCCAGCGGCGGCTTTCTCCGTGGCGGCCTTGATTCCGCCCTCCACCATCTTCAGATCGACCTGCTCGGCCGGCTTCACGCCGTGCTCGAGCGTGTAGGTCTGCGCCCTGTCCTCGCTCACGGTGCCCGGCAGCATCTGCCCGCGCACCATCATCGCGTACCGCGAAGCCTGCTGCGTCGCGGGCACATAGCGGAATCCGCTCGCGAGCGTCTTCTGGCGCTCCGCTGCGATGCGCCCGAGGAGGTCGTCGGCGGCGTTCTGCGCGTCGACGCCCTTCCACTGGCCGGCGAGCTGCCCGACCTTGGCCTGCGCGAAGTCGAGCGCGGCCGCGCGTGCCGCCGCGGACGCCGCGTCCTCCGACCCGTAGCGCTCCATGGCCATCGAGAACGCGTTCTGGGCGCCCTTCGCTCGGTCCATGGTCGTCTGGTAGTCGAACTTCTGCGCCTCTACGTCGGCGTCCATGTCACGCTTGATTGCCTCCCACGCCAGGTTCGGCCCGCCCGTGCCGAGCGCCCCTAGACCGCCGAGGAACGCGAGGATCCCGGTCGCGACCTTGTCGCCCGTGGTCTTCTGCGCCCACCAGCGGTTCGAGTCGAGATGCATCTGTCCGAGCTTCTGCACCGTGTCGCTGTAGTCCTGCTGAAGCCCTTCCAGTTCGTCCACGCGTCGCTGCTTCGTGGCGACGGCCATCTCCTCGCGGGCCTGCGCGGCCTCGGCCTGGCGCTGGTACTCGAGCTGGTCAGTGATGGCCTGCTGTCCGACGCGCTCGGCGATGTTCGTTGCGGCCTGCTCCTGAGGCGCGAAGGACGCCATCATGTGCGCCTGCTGCTGCGGGCCCATCGTGGGGGCTTCGCGCGCGGGCGAGGAGCCGCCGCCGACGCGGACGAACTGCACGTCGTTCGGCATCGGCTGGGGCTGAGCGGGGGCGGCCTGCTGGGGCGCAGGCTGAGCCGCCGCGGGGACGGGCGCAGGCGCCGGGGCCGGCGCTGGCGTGGTCGGCGGAGGCGGAGGGGGCGGGCCTGCCGGGGCCTGCACGGGCGCAGGGGCAGGGGCGCCGCCGAGCGGTACGAACATCGGCCCCGCGGGCGGCGGTGCGCCGATGCCCAGGCCGGAGAGGTCCATTCCTGCCTGGAGCCAGGCCTGGGACGGACCAGCCATCAGCGGCGCCCTCCGGCGTTCAGCGCGATCTCGTCGATCTGCTTCTGGAGGTCCGCGATCGCGGTGCTGTTCACCTTCGCGAGCTTGTTCGCGTCGACGCTGAGCAGCCCCGTCGCCGGGTCGCGCTTCACCGCCGTGGCCGTGACCGGGTTCTGCTCCATGGTCTGCGCGGTCGGGCCGTAGTTCACCTCGCCAGGCGCCTGCTCGGGGGGCCGGAACTCGTCCTTGTAGACGTAGGGCGCGCCAGCTAGGGCGTCGGCGGGGCGCACCGCGGGCCCCTGCGCCAGCCGCGCAGCCCACTCCTGCTTCGTGCTGCGTTCCAGCTCAGCGGCGGCCTTGTCGAGGTCGAGCGCGCCGCCCTTGGCCTTCGCCTTGGGCTTCGGGGCTTCGGTCTTGCGCCCTCCGCTCTGGAGCCCGCCCGCGAACCGCGCCGGCACCATCGTGGGCATGTCCTGCGCGCGCTCGTAGTACCCGCGCCCGTCCTCGCTCTGGCGCAGCTCGTAGCCGTCCGGGTTCGAGAGCGGAAGCACCACCTCGGGCCCGCGCTCGCCCATCATGTACGGCTGGCCGGCCTTCACCGGGCCGCCGTCGGCGCGGCGCGGGGGTCCGAACTGCGCCTCGTTCAGGTTCTTGCCCAGCGTGCCGAGCGCCGTGGCCCACGAGAACTTCGGGACCGCCTCGCCCGCGACGACCTTGGCCTTCTCCTCGGGGTCCGACTCGCCGCCGAACTGCGCGTCGGTCAGCGCCTTCCCAGGCGGGGCGTTCAGCATGAACTTCGCCGCGCGCTCCTTGCGCTTGTCGTCGTCGGTGAGCCGCGCGTCCTGCCCGAGCATGCGCGAGACCTTGCGCTGCCCCTGGATCTCGTCGAGGTCGCGCTGGTACCCGTTCTTCCACGCGCCGGCTTCCTGCGCCGCGAACGTGGCGTTGTTGGCCTGCACGCCTGCCTGCGCCGCCGCCTCGTCCTGCGCCGCGACGTCCGGGCCGCCGCTGCCCCACGTGCTGATCGCGTGGTTCGGGATGACCGTGCCGTCCGCACCCGGCACCACGATCTCCGGACCGCGCTCGCCGACCACGTAGGGCTGCCCGGCGGCGACGGGGCCGCCGTCCGCGCGCATCCCGGCAACGGCGCCGCCCGTGGGGTCGCTCACGAACGCCGTGCCCACCGCGGCGTGCTTCGCGATCGTCGCGTTCACGTCCATGCCGCCGCCGTTCGCCAGCACGTCGCTCGACGCCTCGGCCATCGCCGGAGCGCCACCCATGTAGAGCTTCGTCCGGCCGTCGGAGAAGAAGTCCCCGACCGTCTCGATGAGGCCCTTCTTCTCCGCGTTCTGGTTCGCCGTCTGCTGGTTCAGGCTCTCGGACTGGCCGTAGCTCTGGGCCAGCGTCGCCTGCTGCTGCGCCTTGCCCTGCATCTCGGCCTTGCGGACGTCGTTGTCCATCTGGCCGTACGTCGCGCCGAGCTGCCCCGCGCCGAGTCCGAGCTGCCCCGCCTGGGCCGCCGCGCCGAACGAGGTCTGCGCCGCGCTCTGGTCGCCGCCGCGGATGGCGCCCGACTGCTGCGCGTAGGCCTGCTCCGCCGCAAGGCGCTCCTGCGAGGCCGCCACCGCGCCCGCGCGCGCCATGTCCGCCTGCTGGGCCATCTGGCCCTGGGTGATGTTCTGCGAGGCGTTGGCCACGTTGTTCGCCGCGCCCTGGCCAGCGAGAGCGAGACCTGCCGCGCCGCGCGCGCTGGCCGCCTGGGATGCCTGCTGCGCCACCGCCTGCTGCCGCGCCATGGCCGCCTGCTGGCCCACCTGCGCCATGCCGCGGTCCGTCTGCTGCTGGGCGATGCTCGGCACCGCGCCCGTAGCGCGAGCGCGCGCCATCCCCGCGGCGTCCATCTGCATGCCGCGCGCGTCCTGCTGCTGCTGCATGGACGCCTGGCCGCCGTTGTACAAGCCCTGCTGCTGCGCGCCGTACTCGTTGGCCTTGTTCTGCCAGTTCTGCGCCTGGCCCTGGTAGCGGGCGGCGTACGCGTCGGAGGCGCCGGCCTGCCCGGCCCAGAGCCCCGCGTTCGGGTCGAACTGCTTCGAGTCGCCGAAGTTGCCGGCCGTGCGGTTGTTCTTCCCCCGCCCGATGAGGGCGGGAACGATGCCGGCCGCACCTGCTGCCGTTCCGACGATCTCCGAACCGCTCGCCATGCCGTCCTCCCTTACGAGCCGCGCTGCGCGGAGGTCGTCCGCTTCACGCCGCTCTTGCGCTCGCCGCTGAAGGCCAGCGCCACCCACGTGGCGCCCTTGCCCGTTCCTGCGGTGCCACTCGAGGGCGTCGCGTCCGAGAGCCGGACCTTGATCGCCTGGGAGGTGGACTTCAGCAGTTCGCGGTCGAGCCACTGGCGCCCGAGGGTCGCAAGGTGGTCGGCCGGAAACGTCTTCGATTCTGTATAGCTTGTCCCGTAGTCGTGCGCGATCTGGATCGTAAAATCGTGGTCCGTGTGCCGCTCGGCCAGCATCAGGATCCGGTCGATGTTCTGCTCGCCCTGGAGCCCCGCAATGTGCACGTTCGCGGTCTCGGCCGCCATCGTGACCCAGTAGAAGCCGTCCAGGTCCATGTGCGCGTTGACCGACGTCGGCAGCTCTTCCACGAGCACGCGGCCATCCGTGTCGAGCCACCCGAAACGCCACTGGCTCGCGAGGTAGACCATGCTCGCGGACTGGGCCGCCCGGCTCGCGTTGTTGCCGTTGGTGACCTTGTCCACGCTCACCCACGTCCGCAGCGTCAGGTCGTAGACCAGGTGCACGCCGGTGGCGCCGACCGCGTTGTCGGTCTCGCTCGCCGCGCACGTGAACCGGACGAGGGCGTGCTTGCTGTCCAGCGTCGCGGACGTGACGACGGGGTAGGCCCCGAGCGTCTCCTGGACCTGCTCGCCGACCCACTCGACGGACTGCCCGCGCGTCAGGAGCTCCAAGCCCCGCTCGCTCTGGAAGAACACGCCGAGCGCCGTCACGACCACGCTCCGGGCGTCGATGCAGCCGACGTCGGCCGCGAGCCGCCGAGGCGTCCCGAGCCCGCCCGCTGCCGCGCTGTCGCTCGGGGCCTCGCCCGCGACGGCATAGACCGAGCGCCGCCCGAAGACGAACAGCGTGCCGTCCTGCGCCGCCAGCGCCGTGATGGCCCCGATGCCGTCCACGGGCGTCTCCCACACCGGGGAGAACCAGAGGCCCTCGCCCGCGATGGACTGCGACGACGACCAGAGCGACGCACCGGCCGCGCCCACGAGCATCCCGTTGTAGCTCGCGAGGCACGACAGCCCTGGCGGTGCGCGGTGGTCCTGGCTGCTGCCGCTTGTGCCCGGGAGCGCGCCCGTGCCGTACAGGAGCGCGTGCGTGCGCAGCGCCGTGTCCGCGGTGGCGTCGTTCCAGCCGGGCGCCGCGGTGGGGTCGCTCGCCTGGCTGGAATGCCAGTAGTACGTGCTGCCGCCGTCCTCGGTGCGCCAGAGGTCCACGCGCGTCGTCGACAGCGTGGCGCTCGACTCGTCGCCGCGCGCCGTGATGACGAGCGGCGTCGTCGTGACCTGGATCGTCTTGTTCGAGAAGTTGCCCGTGGCGTCCGAGGGCCGCGACACGCCGCTGACGTGGAGGACGCCGTTCTCGTCCACGTCGCTGTACGTCGCGACGTAGCGCCACCCGCCGAGCGTCGTGGTCTGCCCCGTGCCCGTCTGCGCCGTCGTCGGCTGTCCTGGCACGGTGCAGAAGCCCGCCTCGCGCACGCGCTGGCCGCCGAACAACGACAACGCGCCGCCCGACAGGTACGTCACGCCGCCGTGCTCCACCGCCTGCCACCGCGTCGTGGACGCGAAGTCGAGCACCGCGCACCCCGTCGACTGCACGACGCTGCTCGTCTGGTAGAGGAACGGGAAGTAGACCTTGGTGCCGCTCGTCGCGACCTGCCAGCAGCCGATGGACGAGAACAGCCCGCGCACGACCGGCACCGCAACCGGGCGGAGGTAGAGCCGCGCCGGGTCGGGGCTGACAGGAGGCGTGAACTCGCAGATGTTGAGGGAGTCGAACTGCGATCCCGAGAACGGCGCGTAGAGCCGCGTCCCGTAGCAGAACGCCTTGCCGACGACCTTGGTGCCCCACCAGGTCGACATGGAGCCCGTAGCGTCCGCCGAGCCAGCCACCTTGCCGAACGCCCCGCCCTGCGCGCCGTCGTCCGTGTTGCAGACGACGCCGCCGGCGGTGGCCGAGGTGACGGCAATCGTCAGGCTCGTGACCGTCGCGCCCGTCACGGTGAGGATGTCGCCCTTGGAGGCCATGCCCGACGTACCAAGCGACGAGTCGAACGAGATGCCGTAGACCGTCGTGCCCTGGTCGTACGCGCACCACACCGTCGACTGGTCCGGCGAGACCGACAGCGCCATGACCGACGGCGAGACCGCACCCGGCGACGCGAAGGTCACCACGCCGCTCGTGTCGACCTTCTTGATGGTGCCCGTGGCTGCGTTGGTCGCCCACGCCACCACCGCGGCGTCCGCGAGGCTGTCCACGACCATGCACGTACCGAAATCGGTACCGACCGACGACCCGAGCGCCACCCAGCCGGCCGTGAGCCCCGCCGCGTTCGCCGTCGCGAGGTACCAGCCTTCCACGGTGTTCGCCGTCGCGTCGGAGACAAAGACCATCGCCGTCGTGCCGAAGCCCGCCACGCCGATGTTCTCGCACGCCGCGCCCGTCCCGATGCGCACCGGAGGCAGCACCGTCGCGCCCGTGTCCGCGTCCAGGACGGCCGCGTAGGCGAAGAACGTCGACAGGTCGATCCAGCCCAGCACGAGGTACCCGTTGACCAGGCCCACGCCGTACGGGATGCCCGCCTGGTCCACGCTCGGCACCGGGAGCAGCGAGCACGCCGCCTCGGGGACGAAGTCGCGCACGACCGAGACTGCCGCCGTCTCGTCGTAGACGTCGAGGTAGGTCCCGTCGATGGTGCAGAGCTGGTCCCGGTGCGAGAACAGCCGCCGCCCCGCGCTGCGGCTCGTCTCGTCCAGCCGACCAAGACCAAGGTACGTGTACCCGAGGCGCTTGGAGTAGCCCCCGCGCCGCTCCTGCCGGCCGTTCTCCAGGACGGGGAACGTGCGCGCGGCGTCGGCGATCTCGTCGCGCGTCGCCTCGTCGATGCCGCCCGAGAAGGCGAACTCGAGGACGGGCTCCTTCATCCCATCTCCTCGATGCGGAGCGAGAACGTGCCTGCGCTGTACGAGGACAGGATGAGCACGTCGTTCGTGCTCGACGCGCTCGAGTAGTCCAAGCGCATCGCGGCGCCGCTGCTCGAGACGACCGAGTACCAGACGCGCCCGCCGAACCCGTGCGGGAACCGGAGTGTCTGCGGGGTGCCACCGCTGCCGGTGGTCACGACGTCCACGAACGTTACGCTCCGCGGCGTCCACTGCCCGCGCAGCCGGGCGACGTCCTTCCGGAGCTCCTGGAGCATGCGCGCAAGCGTCTCGGGATCCTGTACGTCGGCCGCCGTGACGCGCGCGTCCGCCTCAGTCGCGCGGTCCAGCTGCCGGACGGTGCCGTCGGTGAAGGCGAGGGCGCTCACCAGGCCCGCTTTCGCCCGTAGCGGTCCGCCTTGCGGACGTCCACGGGGCGCGCAGGGGCGCTCATGTCACGGGTGCGGGCCAGAATCTGGATCTCCGCCTCCATCGCCGCAAGCTTCGCGCTCAGGCGGTCGTGTCGCTCCCAGTCCCCGCGCTCGCTCGCCACCTCACGCGCCGCCCACCAGATGACGAAGTCGTCGAGCCGGTCGAGCACGTCGGCCGTGGCCGAGTCGCTCGCAAGCTGGGAGGCCGTCGTGGCGTACCAGACGAGCGCGGTGTGCCCCGAGGGCGGGAGCGGAAGCAGTTCCAGGCTGCTGCCCATGAGCCGGTAGTGCGTGGCTCGAACGCCCTCGGTGCCGTCGCCGTAAAGCTCGGCGCGCTCGTGCATCTCGAAGGGGGTGAGCCAGAGGTGCTCGCCGTCGTCGTCCGCGTATTCCACGGAGATGAGCGAGCGGAAGCCCGCAGGCAGCGCGAACGTGGTGTTCGTGCCGTCTGCGGTCAGGGTCGTTGAGGCGATAGGCCGAAACTCGGGCGCGACCACCATCGTGAGACGGTGGAGCGCGCCCAAGCCCCGGTTGACGAGGTCGTTGAGGTAGGCGGCCGGATGGCGATCCGTGAACGCTACGACGTCGGCGGTCCGCTGTACGGCCTCCCGAAACTGCGCGAGCGTCCGCGTGAGCGCCATTCAGGCCTCCTCTTCCTCTTCCTCGTAAGAATCGGCCTTACAGGCCTTCACCGCCCCCAGGAACGCAGCGACGAAGCCAGCCTCGTCGTCGTCCTTGAGAGCAGCGAAAGCCTCCTTGGCGTACGCGTCGGCAGAGCTGCCGGAATCCTCGGAGTCCATCTCGGGCTCCGAGTCCTCCGCTTTGCCCTTGCCGAGCGCGATCATGAGGCCTTTCACGTGAGCCCCGCGTACTCGTCGTTCAGGACGTCATTCGACACCACGATCGTGATGTCGAGCTCGTCGCCAGAAGCCGGGTCCGTCGCCGTCCCCGCCTCCGTGCGCGTCTCGATGACGAGCGTGCCGCCTCCCGTGGTCGCGTTGGCCGTGCCGACCGCGTCCGTGAGGACGACGGGCAGGAGCACGGCACCGGCCGCGCACTTGCCCCAGTTGGCATGGAACGCGACGCGCTTACGGTACGTGCGCGGGAGGTACAGCGTGTACTTCCCGGCAGCGTCTCGCGCGGCGTCCAGATCCTTCCCGTCGTAGCTGGTCAGGGCCGACGAGCCGAAGTTGAGCGTGACGCGGAAAACGGTCTCCCCGTACACGTTCGTTCGGCCCATCGGGACCAGGGACGGCTCGCAGGCCGGCATCAGACGTACTCCACCGTGACGGAGACGTTGATGGCCGGCTCGGTCGTGGTGCCCGCGTCGACGAGGGCGTAGGTGAGGACGCCACCCGCGGCAATCTCCACGGCCGAGGCCGTGAGGGTTCCCGAGGTCGGCACGAACGCCGCGAGAGCCGCGCCGCCCGTGGTGTTCGTGGTGAACGCGCCGATGCTGGTAGCCGAGCCACCAGCGCCGTCGCGCTTGTACACCGTGCCGGTGATGTAGTTCGTGCCGCTCGTCGCGAGCGCACCGCTCGGGAGGGCGCGGATACTCTTGACGCGGCACTTCTTGACCATCGTGTACCCGACTTCGGCGAGGGGAGACCCCGCGACGTTCGAGAACACGAAGGTCTCCTCATGCATCTGCGCGACGGACGCGGCCGGCGTCGCGATGTCCTCGGCCGTGCGGTACACGGCCTTCTGCTGGTTCTTGATGATTTCGCGATCGGTAGGCATCTGGTTCTCCTCTCAGACCGCCACGCGCACCCAGGCGCCCGGCTTCTTGACGAGGAACGCGGGGTCAGAGACCGCGCGAAGCTCGCGATTGTCGGTGGCGTCCTCGGTGCGCAGGTCACCGGGGCCGTTGCCCATGTCCCAGTGGACGAGCGGGCCGATGGAGCCCATGACCACCGTGTCGAGCCGCCCGCAGCGCTCCACGTCGTCCGGCATCCAGTGGGACGGCATGACCTTGATCGGACCGCGCGGGCCCTGCACGATCGCGCCGCCGTACTCCACGCCCAGCTTGTACTTGCCGACGTCCGCAGCGGGCGCCTTGAAGTACTGAAGCTTGTTGTCCTGCTCGAACTCGAACCGCTCGAAGTTCCGCGTGCTGAGCAGGTAGACATCGGGCTTCTCGCCCGCGTCCACCGCGATGCGCGCGGCACGCTTGATCCGCTGGTACACGGAGAGGTTGGTCCCCGTGATGCAGCGCCCTGCGAGGAACTCCGGGTTGACGTTGCGGTTGCAGGACAGGAGCGTGCCCGGGCTGCCCGAGTGCGACGGGAGGAACCCGTCGAGGCCGACGATGAAGTCATCATCGTAGGTGCCGGTGAAGTAGATCCGGTCGCCCGCCGCGATGCTCGGCACGCCGACGTTGGCCGTCGCCGTGAACGTCACGGTGGGGCTCTCGTACGTGCCGACCGAGGAAACCTCGAGCTCGGCGCCGGAGTCCTTCAGCGTGCCGCCGGTCGCGCCGGTCGACTCGAACTGGACCGTGGTGCCCTTCTCGAAGTTCTTGAGGTCGTTGCCGTCCGCAAGCGTGATGGTCGCGGTGCTGACCGTGCTGGTCGTCGCGATGCGGCCGATGACGCCCACGCCGTTGCCGTGGAGCGCCTTGGAGAAGCGGCGCTTCATGCGGTCGATGGTCGCCTCGCCCTCCCGCTTGACCGGGTCGACGAGAAGCGCCTTCTTCTTCGTGTACTCGAACGTGCGGAGCAGCTTCCCCTCAAGCGAGAGGAACGCGAACATCTCGCGCGTCGCGATCTGGAACTCCGCCTCCGAGGCGGTGCTCTTCAGGCGCTTCGCATCCGCCGCAGTGCGGCCGATGCCCTGGTTCGCGCCCCAGCCGAGCGGGTGATGGACGACACCGTAGCCCCAGTCGGTCTCCTTGGCGCACATGCCAAGGATGGGGTCTTCGTCGATGATCTCTTCGATGAGCGACTCGTCGGGCCAAAGCTCACGAACGAGCCCCCCGACAATGTGACGTGCATACGTGGACGGTCCGGCAGCCATGGTGGCCTCCCGTGCCCGCTACGCGGTGGTGCCCTTTCGGGGCGTGTTACTCGCGCGCGAGCTTCTCCTTGAGCCGGCGCGCTCGCTCGTCACGGGACAGGCGGGAGAGAGGAACCTCTTCCACGACCGTCGAACGCTCCGACGCGATGGCGTTGCCCAAGGTGGTGATCGGCTTCTCTGCGCCGTTCTTCTTCGTGGAGGACTGGCTTACGCCGGGTGCTGAAAGGACAGTGGCCACCTGCGACTCCTCAAGGAATTGCTCGAGGTGGTCGTGGAGCTCGGACAGCTCGTAGTGCTCTGGGAGCAGCGGCGTAACAAAGTGGTTCGCGAACGCGATGAGCCCCTTCTCGCCGTGCTTCTTCAGGAACGCGGAAGAGAGCGGGTGGCTCTCCGACGCAGTGACACTCTGGACGAACGTAGCAGCGCGCTGCACGGCCGCAATCTGCGCCCGCTCACGTTCCAGCTGCTGCCGCTCTTCGGCGCGCTCGGCTTCGATCTGCTTGAGCCGCGCCTCAACCTGCTCGCGGACCTTGTCCGCCTCGCTCTTCGCCTGCTGCTTCGCCACCGCGGCGGGGTCCGTCAGCCGCTGGCGCATCCAAGCCACCAGCTTCTCCGCTGACATGCCGCGCTTCTCGGCCATCTCGAGGAGCGCTTCCTCGGAGCCGAACACCTGCTCAAGCGGCTCGACCTCGGCAAGCCGGGCGCGGAGCTTCTCGACCTCGCCAGCCTCCTGCTTTCGCTCGCGCCGCTGCTGCCGATCGGCGTCCTTCGCCCTCTCCTTGGCCCGCATCGCCTCGATGCGCGCAAGCCGGTCCGCTGCAGCCTTCGCGCGCGCGTCGTCCGTGCCGGCCGAGTCCGCCGCCGAGGGACTGGCGCCGGCTCCTGCTTCGGGAGTCTCGGCAGCCTCCGACGTCTCGGCGGCGGGCTCCGCAGGCTCGGCGGCATAGCTCGCCTTGAGCGCGTGCGCGCGGGCTTCGATGCTCGGCCGCTCGACGGGAGCGGCGGCAGGGGCAGGGGACGTGGCGACGGCGGCGGCTGCTTCGGTCATGTGGATCCTGTCACGCCGCCATCGGGGGCGGCGGCATCATCGCGCCGGGGTCTCCCGGCATCGGCGGGGGCATGGGCGGCCCGGGCGGCGGGCCCATCGGGGGCGCCATCGGGCCTGCGCCCGGCATCGGAGCCGGAGGCGCGTTCTTCTGCATGAGGTAGTCGAGGTCGTCGATAAACCGGCTGAGGCGCTCCAGGACGTACGCCGGGGCGCCGTCCATCTCGGCCTGTAGCCGCTTCTGGTGCGCGCGGCGGTGCGCCCACTCCAGCGGCAGGTACTTGTGCGGCGCCACGTAGCCGGCGTCAGCGTCGTCGAGCGCGTCCTCTCCGCCGTTGTCGTTCGCAGGCTCGGCTGCGTCGAGCATCGCCTCTAGCATCTCGTCCACGAGAAGCTTGTCGGCCGTCTCCAGGTCGAGCTCGCCCTGGACGTCGCCGGCATCCATCTGCCGCAGGAACGTCCCGCGGTCGATGGCGCCCATCTCGAAGTACATCTTGAGCTGGTCGCGTCGCCCCGCGAGGGACATGAACAGCTGCCCCACGGTCTGCATCTCGAGCTGGAAGCCGTCGACCTCGACGTCAGACCACTTGAGGTCCAGGTACGTGCCCTTCATCGGCACCTGCACCGCGTAGTCGCCGTGCTCCCTTGCGATCTGCTTCACGCACTCGATGAGCAGGCGCGCCACGTCGAGACACCAGCTCTCGAAGCGCCGGCCGAAGACGATGTGCCGCTGCGATTCCACGTCGTCGAGCGTCTGGAGGCCGACGCCGGACGTGATGCCGGTGGGCTTCTGCGACGCCGCCGCCATCTGGCTGATGCCGGTGGCGTTCAGCGCGCGCTCGATGAGCTCGGGCGGACGCATCCGCATGTGCTCGTTCACCAGGTCCAGGTCGAACACCGTGGGCTCGTACGGCCCGGGGCGCACCTGCCATGTGAACAGGCCGTTGACCACTTCGGCCTTCTGGATGCCGCCGCCATCTCGGAGGATGACGCCCTTGCCGCTCGCGCCGTACTGGTCGGCAAGCTTCTCATTCGATTCGTTGATGCTGACCTGGTAGCCCTCGATGCTCTGCACGAGCGAGGTGCCCCAGTAGCCCGTGTTCGGCGTGTCGTACGTCAGGACCGCGAACGGGAAGAAGTCGTGCGGCCAAGCGTTGTCCGCGAGCAGCGCGCCGTCGCAGATGACCACGTGACGGCCGGCGCACTTGTGCCCCTCGTCGTCCGGGTCGTGCCCGGGGCAGCGGTGCCAGGCCTCGAGGACCTCGACGCGCTGCACGGTGCTGCTCCGGTCCTCGTCGAGCGCGCGGCGCTGCGAGGACGTGAGCCGTCCGGCCTTCGCAAGCGCGTCCCGATGCTTCGGCCAGAGCTTCTTGGCCGTGCCGAGGTCGAGCGTCCGCAGCCGCATCATCGTGAGCGGCTCGCCGAATTCCGCATCCCAGTCGTCAACGAACAGGGTCCAGGGGTGGACGCGCTCAATCTTGGTCTTCTTGCCCTCGGCGTAGACCTGCACGACGCCCGCGCGGGCGACGAGCGCATCCTTGATGATGGGCGCCGCGAGCTTCTCGTGCACCTTGTGCTCGTAGAAGGCGCCTTGCAGGAACTGGCGCATCTTCCGAGCGCGTCGCGCGTCCTTCCAGTTGCCGCGCGCCGTGGTGACCTGCGGGATCGGCCGAATGGTCGCGACCTTCGCGGTCAGCGTGTCCACGGCCATCTTGCAGACGTTGTCCGGGAGCGTGCACCCGGCGTAGGTCATGTTACGGCGCGAGCGGAGCTGTACGCCGCCGAGCCCGGTGCCCTCGTAGAGGCCCCAGTGGTACTCGTCTGCGTCAGTGCGCCACTCGTTCTCGTCGCGCACGACGTGAAACACCGTGGCGAGGGTGTTCGCCAGTTCGTCGCCGTCCTGGTTGTGCCAGTCGGCCTGTACGACGCGGCTAGCGGTCTGGGACGCCACGCGGCACCAACCTCGGGGTCGCGCTGCGCGCCCTCGGCTCGGCGGTGTCGCTCTGCGTCTCGGCAGGTGCCGACGACGGATCAGGACCCAGCGTCACGGAGAGCAGCGCTCCCGACTCCGAGAACGCGGCGTGTGTCACGCCGTTCCTTCGGAGCAGGTCAAGCAACGCCTCGACGGTGGGCACACGCGAAGTCTACCGCGAACACGTCTGGTGGGCAACTGGTTCAACCACGCCTCCAGAATGCGCGCGGTCCGCGGTCGGCGGCGCCGCCCTTCGGTCGCCAGTGCGGCGCGTTCTCCTCGGCCTGGAACCGCTCGAACCGGGCGCGCTTCGCCCCGACGCGCGCAGCGTCGGGCGTCCTCGGGGCCGCGACGGTCTCGCCGCTGGCCTGCCAGAGCGCCAGCACGAGCGCGGCGCAGAGGTCGCCGTGGCCTCCGGTGGCCCATCGCGGATGGTGGATGCTCAGCCCTCCGCCGCTCGTGGGCTTGCCCTGCACCTCGCGCATCTGCTGCATGAGGCGGTCACGGAACGGCAGCGGGTGGACGCGCACCCGGCTGTCACGGAGCAACATCCGCGTCCGCACGTACGTGTCCGCGGGCTGCGACGGGGCGGGCAGGTACGCCAGGCCGTGCGTGTCGAGGTGCTCGGCAATGGCCTCGCGGTAGTGGCCGTCTGCGACCAGGTACGTGCACCGCCCGGCGATGGTCTTCGCGAATTCCGCCACCGTCTTCGAGGGCTTCAGCGGCTGCCCCTCTTCGGGCCGGAGCTCCAAGCCGTCGAACACGTGCAGCACGTCGCCCCGAAGCGCCACGAGCAGGAGCGCTGACGAGTCGGAGCGGAACCCGAAGTCTCCGCCCGCCGCAACGATGTCGCCCGGGGCGAGCGCGAACGGCTCCTCGACGGTCGCCGCGTCGAGCGATGCGCGCTCGAAGAGCACCGTGGTCCCGCCCGTCATGAACCTCGCGTCGTACTCGCGGGCGGCGTTCTCGGGGTTGCGCTTCCGCTCCATCTCGACAACCTCGCGCGTCGTCGGAAGGTCGTTCAGGAGCAGCGTCGGGGCGTGCGCGACCAGGCTGGTCGTCGGCTTGCCGTAATTGTCCCGCCAAAACTCGTACAAGAGCCCCGTCTCGGCCCAAGGCGTCGATCCGAGCAGCACCTGGCCACCCGGCAGGACGCGGGAGACGCCGGCCTCGTAGATGTCGCGGTCGTTGACCTTGCTCGTCGCGTCGCGGAAGAACGCGCACTCGTCCAGCGCCAGGTCCGTGTGCCATTTGCCGCGCACGCCGTAGCCGCCGCGCGTCGCCACGGCCCCCTGGAACGTGACCACCCGGTCCACGTCGGGCCGGTAGATGCCGAACGTGGCGGGGGTGTCCTCAGGCTTGGTGCCCTTTGGGAGCCGGAGCAGCGCGCGCAGCTCGGGCTTCTCGCGCGCGGCGCCGAGGGCGTAATTGATCGCCTGCTGCCGGAGCGTATCGTTCGGCGCCACGACCGTGGCGAACGCCTCCTCACCGGGGGCGAGCACGGACAGATCCCGCACGAGCGCGCCCCAGAGTAGCCGGAGCGCGATGAGCATGTAGGTTTTGCCACCGCGGCCTCCGACGACGGCCGTGACGACGCGGCGGATGCTCGCGGGCAGGGCGGCGAAGTCGATGTCGCCGAAGATGCGCCGCGCAAGCTCCAGGTCGTGCGGTAGCTGCCCGTCGAACGCCACGCGCGCCAGCTCGGCCTGCCCTGCTGACGGCGTGACCCCGACCCACGCGAGGAAGCCCAGGAACGTGGGCGGGACCGCCGGCCCTCGGCGCCGAGACGCGGCGAGCGCGAGGGCTTCGGCGGGGGTCATGCCTTGGAGCGCAGCACCGCGATGACCTCGCGGTGGTCCGTGGCGTGACGTCGCTCCAGCGGCGGGAACGTGTGGTCGAGGGCGGCGAGTTGCTCCTCCATGGTCACGAGGCCGGCGCCCACGGTGAGCACGTCGCCGTGCTGGAGGATCTTCCGCGTCACCTCTGCCCGCCGCTCGGTGCGCTCGACCCTGGCGCGCTTCTCGGCGGCCCGGCGCTCGTGGCGACTCACTCCACCACCGCCAGCACGTCGTCGATGAGCAGCACGACGGGGCCGTCAGGGTCGTTGAGAACCCGCTGCTCGTTGTTCCACTCCGAGTAGATCACCACGTCCCCGACCTGGAACGACGGATCAACGCGCACGCCGCGCTCGGTGACCTTGCCCCTTCCCACCGCCAGCACCCGGCCGCGGTGCGTCCGCTTCCGGCCCGTCTGCGGGATGAACAGGCCGCCCGCCGTCGTCTCCTCCGGGGGCAGAGGCTGGAGGATCACTCGCTCGTCGGTCGGTCGGGGGATGCTCTGCATGGTCTTCGTCCTTGCTGTAGGTGGCGACGTACGGAACGCCGCCAACGGTGTGACAGGCCTCGTCGCGCCGCAGGAGCAGCACGCCGAGCGGGGTCTGCGAGAGGCTCCACCCGTCCACGACTGAGAACGTCCGCGACGTCTGCTCGCCGTGCTGCGGGATGGGCAGGGCCTGGAGGAAGTCGATGCGGGTGATCACGCCGCCCTCCGCTCGCCCATGCGCGTGAGCAAATACGTGGGGTCGAGGCTCCACGTTTGCGGCCGGTCGATGCCGATCGCATCGGGTCCCCTGGTCCTAAGTTGGGGCAGTTCGAGGCTTGACACCTGGTGCCGCCCCAGCCGCTCGCCGAGCAGGTCCCGCACCGCGTCCGCCGCGATGCCCGCCTCGACCAGCGTACGCTTGCAGCCGACCGCGTGCACCACGTCGCCGCCGCTGGTGATGAGCCACGCCCAGAGGATCCAAGGCTTCTCCGGGTCCACGAGCAGCTCCACGTCCGCGTGCGCGAGTAGCCACGCCCAGACGGGCCGGTGCGCCTCGAGAAACGCCTTCTGCCGCGCCACGGCCTGCGGGTCGGGCTCCGACGTGCGGCGCCCCGCGTGGGACGCTCCGGCACGCTGCCCGGCCCGGCTGCGGGCGTAGGACACGCCGAGCAGGTATCCAAGCGCGCCCTCGTCGTCCCAGCCCGGCTCGCTTCGCTCCGGCTCGTACCCGCGTCGCATCCAGTCGCTCATGCTGACCTCGCAGGAACCAGGTGGTTCGATGAGTGAACTACCATACCACTGCGCGCCCGTCACGTGTCCGCGTCGAGCGCCGCGAGCTCCGCGTCGATGGCCGCACGCGCCTCGAGCAGCTGCGCGCGCTTGCCCGCCGCGTCGAGCTGGTCGTACGTCGCCACCACGTGCGCGTGCTGGTGCTTCTCGGGGGCGTTCAGACCGAGGAGCTTGCCCTGCTCGGCCAGGGCGGAGACGGCGGCGCGCACGTCTGGCTGCGGCACGATCTCGGCGTCTCCGTCGCCGGTCCGCACCACCTCCACGGCGCTGACGGCCATGTCGTAGAGCATGTCCAGCCGGGCCGCGTTCCTGGCGCGCAGGTCCTCGCGCTCGGCCGGCGACAGCATCCGGAGCATGCGCCCCGCGTCCGCCGCCCACTTCTCCACTGCGTCGACCGTCGCGCCCTCGCGCTCGGCCAGTTCGCGGTGCGAGCGACCGGCGATCCACTTGCCGGACACCATGCGCTCGGCGATCTCGGCTACCAGGGCGTCGACCTCGCGCGCGCGCGCACGTGTGACGGAGCGGGAGGGGGTCACGCCGGGCTCCGCGCCGAGCAACCACGGCAGAGCCAAAGCACCACCGGCAACCAGTCTCGCCGGTGCTCCACGAACCGGTGTGGGGCCTGTTCCGACCCACACTTCGGGCACGGTCCCCGCGGGGCGGCCGGTGCCCGGTGAACGGGCACGGGAACCGGCCTTCCCCCGTAAGGGGAAACAGTTCCCGCTAGTTTTTCCTCGGCACGGGAAACACCGGAAACATTTCCCGTGCTGATTTTAGGCCGGCTGGCTTGTTGCGTCATTTTGCGTCAAAGCCTCTCGGGAAACGATTTCGGGAAACACCTAGGACGCGGCTCGGAAAGACCCGTCGACCATGCGAATCACGTCGTCCTCGACGAGCTCTCGGATGGCCTGACTGATCGCTGCTCTCCGTCCCGTGACACGCGAGGCGATCTCGTTCTCAGACTTGAGCGGGCGCTTGCCCTTCACCGCCCGTACGATGGCCCTCTTCAGCGCGTCGAGCGGGTCGTCCTGGCGCTCGGTGAGCTGCTCCTGGTTCTTGTGAGCGAGCCGCACGAAGTTCGTGCCCGACTCGATGACGAGCCAGAAGTCCTCGAGCGGCGCGTTGAGCTCGCGGGTCTTCTCGTGGCTGACCTGGATGGGCGCGCCCTTCTCGGCCGTGAGGACGAACTTCGTCTGCACGGCGTCGTCAATGGCACTGGACCCTCGGCCCGTGTTCCGTCTCGCGGAGCCCTCCTGAGGCTTGCCACCGTGGTGCAGGACCCCGATCGAGCATCCAGTCCGGTCGCTCACCACGGCGAGCATGTCGAGCCACTGGCGGAACTCGCTCGCGTTCTCGTCCTGCCCCGGCGTCGCTGCCCGGAGCGGGTCGAACGTGGCGAACGTCTGCCCCTCAAGAAGCTTCGTGTAATGGTCGACGGCCCCGGCGGTCGTCAGGTTCAGGGCGGGCAGCACGCGGAGGTTCAGCCTCCCCTCCACGTCCTCGGGCTTCACGTTCATTCCGGCGGCGAGCCGCTGGATGTAGCGCTTCATGTGCCGTCGCCCCATCTCGTGGTCGAAGTGCGTCCACGAGCCCTGCCGAGCATGCCAGAGCCCGAACACGTCCCGCCCCGAGGCGATGGAGAGCCCGAGCGAGAGCAGGAACAGCGTCTTGCCCGTGTACCAGGACCCGGTGACGAGATGCACCGGCCCGGGCGCGAGGCCCATGGCCGGCACCACGAGCGAGAGTTCCGGCTCGGGCGCCCAGATGTCCGCGAACGGCATCGCGGGCGCGAGCTTCTCCCAGGCCGGCACCTCGGGAGGCTTCTCCACGACCGGAGGCGCTGCCTCGCCGACCAGGTCGTTCAGCCCTCCGCCGGCCTCCACGAGGTCCGTGACGTCCTTGTGTGGGGCAGGCGCGCAGAGCACCCGCACGCTCTTGGCGACCCCGTCCAGGCGCGTCCTGACGTCCTCGGCGTGCTTACCACCTTCCTCGTCGTTGTCGGCCAGCACGACAACCTCGCGCCCCTCGAGCACGCCCCGGGCGGTCGCCTCGACGAACCGCCACTTGCCGGCCCCGCAGGGGTTGCAGGTTGCGACCGCCCCGAGCCTCCAGAGCGTGTCGACGTCCTTCTCGCCCTCGCAGATGAACACCGTCTTGGACGGGTCGGCCTTCAGGAGCTCCGGCAGGCGATAGGGGAGCCACGGCGAGTCCCCGCGCCCTCCCATCCAGCCGCCGGCCCCATCGGGACGGCGCTGCCAGAACTTCTTCCCCGGGTCCCGCACCACCTGGAACCGCAGGACGCCCGCCGCGTCGCGGTAGTCGTAGGTGATGCGCTCGCGGAAGGTGATGACCTCGGCGCCGTGACTCTGGCCGCACTTGCACGAGCCTTGGAGGCGGTGCGCGAACAGGCCGTCAGGGCCTTGGTCGATGCTGCCGGCGAGCTCGGTGCGCGAGCAGTGCGCGTACCCGTCGGCAGACGTGAAGCCGTGGCATCGCTTGGAGTGCCCGCGCGGATCCTGGTCTGCCCCATCGCAGACCGGGCAGCGGTGCGCCTTCGTGTGGCGCATGTTCCGGTTGACGCTCATGGCTCCCACGACAGGTAGGTGCAGCCCTTGTGCTGCACGATCGCGAGGGTCTTCACGCCCTCGCAGTGCTCGCACCGGAACACGATGCGAAGTCCACTCCGGCGCGCGGAGGGGCACGCGTCCATGCTCGAGCGCGTCTCGACGGCGGCCCCCTCAAGCGAGGACGTGACCCGCAAGCCTTCCTCGGCGTCGTCCTCGCGCCAGAACGCCTCGGCGGCCTCGTGGCGCAGATACTCGTCCCGGCACTCGGGGCAGAGCAGCGCCCCGAGGTAGCTCTCGATCTCCGGCGTCGCGCCGCTCGGGAACGTCACTGGAGCACCCCCTCCCGGCACGCATCCGCGGCGGCGAGCGCTTCCTCGACGCTCCGGACCACCGCGCCGTACGCACCCCAGCGGCGCACCATGGAGAGCCAGCGCTCTTGCTCAGGCGCGACCCGACCGCCCTTCGCACGCTTCAGCTCGAGGCAGAGCCAGCGCCCGACACCAGACGGGGTCTTCACGATGCACACGAGGTCGCTCGAGCCTTTGCCGAGCCCCACGTGCGACCAGAACCCGGACCGGAGCTTCGCGACCCCGACCGGGTTGTTGAACACCAGCACGCCCGACGTCGCGAGAGCCATGACGACGCGCTTCTTCAGCGCGGACTCGCTCTCCTCCTTGGGCAGCTGGGCAACGAGCACACGCTCGCCACCAACCACGCCGGGCAAGAACGAGGCGTCGTTCGGCTTCTTCGTGCGGCGCGTGCGCGGCGTCGCGGTCGTCGTCTCTGCAAGCCTGCTACGTGTCATGGTGCCTCGTGACGTTGTCGACATGCTCGGCTTCCCAGCCACTTGGAGTCGCAGTGGAAGCCGTGGAAAAGCCCGGTCGCGGCGGCGCAGACCGGGCTGGTTCAGACGGAGCGAAGGACAGCGACGAGCGCGCGCACAACGTCCTCCCGCCTCGTGCGGGTCGCCTGGAGCTGCGCGCGCACGAGCTCGAGCTCTTCGCCGCGCGTGGCGTACGCGGTGCGGAGCCGGTCCAGCTCGGAGCGGAGCCAGGCGCAGTGCATGGCGTCGTCCAACTCAGGCCCTCTAGGACTCACGCCACCCTCCGATGCGACCGCGTCGGCAGCACGAACACGCCAGGCTCGCCGCGGCGCTTGGCTCGCTTGACCCCGCAGGTGACGCCCGCCGTGTTCCGCCACTCGACGGCGGCGGGGTCGGAGCGCATGCGCCGGTGCGCCTCGACGGGGCACTCGACGGCGGCGAGCACGAAGCCGTCGGCGGCGTGGATGGTGTACAGACTCACCGCCACACCCCGACGACGACGCCACCAAACACCGCGCCGACGATGAGGCCGGCGAGGATGAGGGCGTAGGCCCAGGCTTCGAGTTCTCGTGCGATCTGGTTCATGCGACACTCCCGTTCTGAACGCGTGCAACGTGCACGCATGCGCATCTTGCGGCCCACGGATGAGGCGTCAGGCTGAGCGAGTGATCTCGTCGTCTGCTGACTCAGGGAGCGGGCCGCTCTCGTCCCGAGGGCCGGACCGCCGCGCGGCACGCGCCTCCTGGTCCGCCGGCGAAAGCACCCAGTCCTTGAGCGCCACCTCGCCGTCGGTGAGCCTCACCAGCTCCAGAACGAACTCCAACTCCGGCCGGCGGAGCCCTCGCTCCCACGCCCACCACGCGGCCTGCGTGGCCCCGATGCGGTCAGCAGCAGTCGCCTGCGACATGGGCGGACGCTGGGCCTCTCGCCAGGCCTTCAGCTTCGACACCCCTGGAACCATGATCACGACGGGCTTGCCCATGAATCACAACGATAGCAGTCGTTGTCGCAACAGGCAAGCGAAGCGACAACCACTGCTTTCGCGTGGGCGCCTACGATCGTAGCCATGGCCACGAAGAAGATCCCCGCGCGCGTGCTCGAGCACTTCACCCGCGAGTTCGCTCGCTGGGTGGATGACGCTCACAAGGGCAACCACACGCACGCAGCGCGGGCGCTTGGCCTGACGCAGGGCGGGGTGAGCGCGCTCTACAACGGTGAGCGCGGCCCTGGGTTAAGCGTGCTCCTCGTCCTGTCGGAGAAGACGGGGCGCAGCATGGAGGACTGGCTTGGCATCAAGCCGAAGGGGACGCAGACTTCGGAGCAGGACCGGATTCGTGCCGCGGTCCGCGACGAGATGGACGCGATCCTGCGAGAGCACCGCGCGCCCGCCCTGCTCGAGCCCGCGAAGTCTGAGCCCGTCACGAAGAAGAAGGGAGCCTCCTGATGCGTCTGCTCGTCCTCGCTCTCGCCGTGTCCACCATGGGGTGCGCCGCCGTGTTCAAGGGAGGGCACCAGGACGTGCGCGTGGTCTCGTACCCAGAGGGCGCGACCGTGCGTCAGAGCGGCAAATTCGTGGGCGATGCGCCGGTGTCCGTGAGCGTGGACCGCGACCGGGGCCAGACGTTCGAGGTCACCAAGCCCGGCTACGAAAAGCAGTACGTCGCGCTGCGAAAGAAGGCGGACACGCCGTGGTTCTTCTGGGACATCGCGACGTGCGTGGTTCCCGTCACACTCTGCATCCCGGTCCTGGTCGATGCCATCTCGGGCGCCTGGTACTCGTACGACGACGAGTACCCGGTGAAGCTCGAGCCAGTGGCGCCGCCCCCGAAGGCTAGCTCGCCCGCCGAGCTCGCTCCTCCGCCTGCGTCGCTCTGACGAGCGGCACGAGGTGGGCGGCGAGGAGCGGCGACAGCTCCTCGACTGCGGCATCGCGCGTGGCGTCCCCGTCGGGGAGGCGGATCGCCAGGCCCAGCACGTTCCGAATCCGACCGCATCGCTCGCAGCTGCACGTCATCTCACCTCCGTTCGGCCAACTGCGACAGGAGTAGCGTGAGATCGTCAGCCATTCGGTAGAGCGGTTAGGGGCCAGTTGGAGGGCTGAGGCACAACAATCGTCGTCGCTACCCTTGACCTGCGCCACAACGAAAGCTATCGTTGTGGTGTCAGGAGGCGACGACACATGACCCCCACGGCCATCTACTACCGCCACGTCGGCGTTCCCACCGCGCTCCGCTGCGGGTCTGAGGAGTGCGGCGAGCTCGCGACGCACCAGAGCCCGAGCGGTTCGCACGTCCGCTGCGACAACTGCCAGAGCCGTTCCGGCGCGTCGGCCCGCCCGCTCGACGCCGAGACGGTGCGCGGGTTCCTGCGCGACGCGTTCGCGGACCGCAACCGCAAGGACTGCTGGCTGCTCCTCGGCTGGCTGCGCGGCGAGGCGCTGTGAGCGGCCCGACGCTGACGCAGGTGCTCCGCGCGCTCGGCTACCACCACGTGCCGGGCGGGGGCCTGTACGCGCAGATCGTGGTCCGCAACGTGGACGGCGAGGTGGTGTTCTCGGGCCGCGCCGGCGAGGTCTGGGCGTGGCTGAAGGGGGTGCAGTGATGGACTCCGCTCCCTGGCTCGACGTGGTGTGCTCGTGGTGCTGCGACCGGTCCGACGACGACCGACCGTGCAGCGAGGACTGCGAGCGCCTGGCCGTGCGCGCTGCCAGGACGCGACGCATCGTCGGCCTGGTCGACGCCATCGCCCGCGCGACGAAGCTCCGCCGGCAGTACGTCGAGGAGCGCATCCCGGGCGACCGCCGGATCGAGCAGGTCGACGCCATCGTGGCCGACTACGACCGGCAGATCCACGAGGCGGTCACGGCGCAGCAGCGGGACGACGGGCACGATGCGGAGACGCTGCCCGCCCCGGCGATGCTGCCCGAGTGTGACCAGGACGCGTGGCTGCACTGCCTCCTGGCTGAGGATCTCAACGCTGCTGCACAGGAGGTGTCGTGATGAACGAGCAGATTCAGGAACTGGAGGCGCTCCTGGAGAGCGTGCGGCGCATCATCCGCGAGCGCGACGCCGCGATGGCCACGGCGAAGCGTCTCGAGCGCGAGAACGGGGAGCTGCTGGACGAGGTGTACGAGCTCCGGAAGGGGAAGGTGGCGTGATGGCGAACGAGACAGCACTGATGACGACGAGCACGACGCGGGCGTTCGAGCCCGGGTCGTTCGGTGAGGCGATGACGGTGGCGGCGACGCTCGTCGAGTCGCGCATGTTCCCGCACGTGAAGTCCAAGGAGGCCGCGTTCGCCATCATCGCCACCGGCCGCGAGCTTGGACTCTCGATGATGCAGTCGCTCCGCGGCGTGCACCTCATCGAAGGCAAGCCAACGCTCTCCTCGTCCGCGATGGTCGCGATCTGCAAGGCGCGCAAGGACGTGTGCGCGTGGTTCCGCCTCGTCGAGTCGACGGACCTCGTCGCCACGTACGAGACGCTCCGGGTGGGCGAGCCCGAGCCCACGCGGATGTCGTTCTCTATGGAGGACGCGAAGCGCGCCCGGGTCACGTCGAAGGACAACTGGCAGAAGTTCCCCGCCGCGATGCTCCGCGCGCGCTGCGAGACGGCGCTCGCGCGCGCGGTCTACCCGGACCTGCTCATGGGCGTGTACGAGCCCGAGGAGCTCGAGCGCGCTCCCGTGCGCGGCAACTACGCGGTGGTGTCGGAGCTGCCGACCGAGACGCCGCCGGCGCCGCCGAGCGAGCCGAAGTACGAAGCCACGCCGGAGGAGCTCGACCGTATCGTGCGGGTCTACGTGTCCGTCATCGAGGAGGCCAAGACGGTGGCCGACCTCATGGACGTCTACAAGTCCGCGCGCGAGGACGACCGCATCGGGGAGCCCCAGGTCTCGTACGTGAAGGGCCTCTGTTCGGCGAAGCGGGCGCAGATCGAAGGCAAGGCCGCGTGAGGGTCTCCGCCTCCAAGGCCGGCCTGCTCCCGCGGTGCCAGTACCCGTTCCGCGACGCGACCCCGTGGGACAACACCCCGCCGGGGCGCGCGGCGGAGTACGGGCAGCGGTTCCACGACGCGGCGGCGGCGCTCGTCGACCCGGAGATCCGGGCGACGAACATGCGGGGCACGAAGTGGCTCCTGGACCGCCTGAACCACGCTGCGACGTGGCTCGACGCGCAGGCGTTCCTGGCCGCCCCTGAGGCCGAGGTGGCGTTCGCGTACGACTGGAGCACGGGCACCTCGAGGGTCATCGGGAAGAACATCGGCCGGAAGTACAAGCAGCACGGGAAGACCGACGACGAGATCGCGGGCTCCGCGGACTTCGTTGTGCGCGTCGGCCCGACGGTCCACGTCTACGACTGGAAGACCGGCAAGGCCGTCACGGACTCCGTCTGGCCGCAGATGGAGTGGCTCGGGCTGTTCGCCGCGCGCGCGTACGGCGTGGAGAGCGTCGTGCTCCGGCCGCTGCACGTGACGGACTACGGCATCGAGGACGGCATGCGCCGGGAGCTCGGCGCGGAAGACTTGCGGCGCGTGGCGGAGGGAATCCGCCGCGACGTGGGAGCCATCGCAGACGCTTGGCCGGAGCCGGGCGAGCACTGCGATGGCGAGTGGTGCCCGGCGCGAGGTGCGTGCGGGCTGTACCAGATCAGGAAGGCAGGCTGACGATGGCTATCAACGCAGGGGTCTACAAGGGTCGGGCGGTCGCGGGCTCGGAGCAGTACGGAACGACCAAGGGCGGCAACGACCAGATCGTGGTCGACGTCGAGCTCGAGACGGGGGACCGCGTCAGCGCGTTCCTCGTGTTCAGCGAGGCGGCGGCGCCGCACTCGATGAAGCGCCTCCGCGCGCTCGGGTGGGAGGGCGACAACCTAGCCGACCTCCAGGGGCTCGGCTCGCGCGAGTGCGACGTGCGCGTCAGCTACGAGCAGTGGGAGGGCAAGGAGAAGATGCGCGTCGAGATCGTGACCGGCGGCACGGTCACGATCAAGGACCCGCTCGACGACCGCGGCAAGCGCGCGTTCGCGCAGCGGTTCGCGAACCTGGCCAAGCAGACGAAGGCCGAGCCCGAGAAGAAGGGCGACCGCATCCCGTTCTGACCCCCTTCGGGCACCCATCCCCGCGCATTCCCCTCCTCGCGCGGTGACGGGTTCGGGCCTTTGCCGGTAGGTGCCCAGCACCGGCGATTCGCCGCTCGAGCTGCAAGGTGCAGCCCCCCGCTGTAAACGGGGCGCCTTCGGGCATGCGTGGGTTCGATTCCCCGGAGCGGCACTCATGACAGACACCCCCATGACCGTCACCGACGTCCAGCGCGAGACCGGGCTCTCCCGGTCGGCTGCCTACGCGCTCATGCTCCGCCTGGAGCACGAGAAGCACGGGCGCGCCGTCCGTGTTCGGCGTTCTGTCTTCGACCGCTACCTCGAATCCGTGAGGCAACCACCGTGCGTCTCGTCCTCTACAAGCGTGGCAAGGTCTGGTGGGCTCGAGGAGGTCGACACTTCCGCAAGTCGACGGGCCACACGGACGAGCGCAAGGCGCGCCTCGTCGTCACCCGATGGGAGCGCGAGCTCGCAGATCCGACCCATTACCGCGCGCACCAGGCCACGGTCAGCTCCGCAGCGGAACGCTGGCTGAAAGAGACCGAGGCCGCAGGCATGAACCCCGAGACGCGCCGCTTCTACGACCCGAAGATCCGCCACGTCGTGGCCGGGCTCGGGCACGTGCGCCTCGCGGACCTGACGCACGCCAAGGTGCTCGCCTACGTGAAGGCGCGCGAGGCGACGGGGGCGGCCCGGCACTCGGTCCACCGCGAGCTCACGGCGCTTCGGCTCACGCTGCGGAGCGCGTCGCGGGCAGGGGAGTTCGGGCAGGACGTCAAGAGCGTGATTCCGAGGTACGCCACCGGCTACGTGCCGCGCACGACGTGGCTGACGGACGCGGACGCCTGGAGGCTCATCGGCGCGCTGGCTCCGGAGCGCGCCGCCATCGTGGCATTCATCCTGGCGACGGCGGCGGACCGCTCGAGCACGTTCGCGGCGCAGGCCGAGGACGTGACGCCGGATGCCGTCTTCGTGCGCGGGACGAAGACGAGCACGCGGAAGCGAGAGGTGCCGCGGGTCGCGCTGCTGGCCCCGTTCCTCACCCTCGCGCTCGAGCACGGCCCGCCGTTCCGCGCATGGGACAGCATGCCCCGAGACATCCGCGCGGCGTGCAAGCGGGCCGGCGTGCAGGGCGTGACGGCGCGCGACCTTCGCCGGACGGTGGCCACGTGGCTGGTGAAGGCCGGCGTGCCGTTCGAGGTCGTCGCGAAGTTCATGGGCCACGGCTCAACGGCGATGCTGTTCCGCGTCTACGGCCAGCTCGGAGCCGCCGACGTGGGGCGCCTCATCGACGAGCGGACTGTGCAACGGATGTACAACAGCACAGCGGACAAGCAGGACAACACGGACGCGGGGGACGCGGAAATACCGGGGCTTCCGGGAAAGAAGAAGCCTTGAATCGGATTAAAAGTCCGCAGCTCTACCAACTGAGCTATCGGCCCGCATTGAGGAATTCGGCGCCGCCGGTCCTCAGTGTGCGACGGATGTACAACGTCCGTGCGTCCGACGCTAGCACGTCCGCGGCCCGGTCAAGGGTTGGCGGAAAGTCGGTCCTGCTTTCCGCCCACCTCTATCCGCACCACCCGATGGCGCCGCGGGGGATGCGATGACCGATGACGTGACCCTCCGCGCCGAGGAGCCGCTCCCCTACGTCGTGGAGGTGGGCGGCGCGGTGGTGGCGCGGTTCGCGCGCTGGGCGCACGCGATGCGCCTCGTGGAGTACCTGCGCACGCCGCGCGGGCGGATGACCCTGGACCCGATGCCGCCGCTGGGCGGGGAGGAGACAACGAGATGAGCAACGACCACATCATGCAGTTCTTCGCGTACGAGCACCTGCCGCCCAAGCTTCAGGCTGTCTCGAAACCATTCTGCGACCTTGCCCGAATCGTCGTGGGCGTCCCTGAGGTGCCTGCCGGGACGTCGATCGAGTTCCCGCTGCCGCAGAGCCCCGAGCGCACCGTCGCTCTCCGCAAGTTGCTGGAGGCGAAGGACGCCGCCGTGCGCGCCGCTCTCGCCAAGGTCGACGCATGACCACCCCCGACCCGAAGGCCCACAAGTTTCGAGACACGAAAGGAAAGTGAACATGGCGACGAAGAAGACGACGACCAAGCCCTACGTGATCGTGCGGACCTACAGCGCGGGGGTGCATTTCGGGCGCCTCGTGTCGAGGTCCGGCAAGGAGGTCACCCTCGACGGCGCGCGGCGCATCTGGCGGTGGCGCGGCGCGACCACGCTCTCGGAGATCGCGACCAAGGGCCTCGACGCGGCGAACAGCGCGATCGCGTGCGAGGTGGACGGGCACGTGCTGACGGAGGCGATCGAGATCCTGCCGTGCAGCAAGGCGGCGATCGACTGCATCCGAGGAGCGATCGCATGGAAGCCGTAAGCTCCGGCTCCGGCTCCGGCTCCGGCTACGGCTCCGGCTACGGCTCCGGCTCCGGCGACGGCGACGGCTACGGCTCCGGCT